CCTCACGGCTCACCAGAAGGCCATCTATTGCTCAGCGCTGGAGGAGATGGGTTACGCACGTGGCGCTGAGCTTGCGGCGGGCACCTCCTGGCGGACGGTCAAGGAACACAGGGAGATGTTCCCAGACTTCGACGCGGCGTGCGTGGAGGCCATGGAGGGCTTCCGCAACCGGCTCCACTCGGCCGCCTTCGAGCGGGCCGTGGAGGGTTGGGACGAGCCGGTGTTCTACCAGGGACGTATCGTCGGATCCATCCGGCGCCGGAGTGACCGGCTGATGGAGCTGATGCTGAGGGCCCACATCCCTGAGAAGTTCAGGGACAACGTCAGCGTGGACGCCACAGTTCGGGGCGGCGTCCTCGTTGTCCCGGCGCAGATGTCGATGGAGGAGTGGATGGCGCAGCACGGGGCCGACGCCCAGCTGTCACACCAACCAACCACTCCTCCCGACACAGTCAACCAGCTACCAGAGCCAGCAGCCAACCAGCCAACCGACGAGGAAGACAAGCGCTGACTGGACAACCAACCATTCCCACCACCGGCCTCCCCGTTGTTTGGTTGTTGTCACTGATCTGGCTGCTTGGGCCAGGGCACTATCTCCGGCCCGGAAGCCAGGATGAAGTTGCAGGCGCAGGCCGCCCCTTCCGTTGAGCATTGGTTAGTCCTCCATCACAGTGTGGCTGACTTCGTCCAGCCAGGTCAGCGGGGCGCGGGCGCGCTCGATATCATCCGCCGTCGCCGGCTCCCATGGGCTGCGCTCCATCGGTCCGTGCGTGTAGAGCTTCACGGTGCGCGCCACGATGCGGCCGTCGCGGCGCGTGACTTCGGTGTATGCTCCGCAGCAGCCATCGGCTGCGTAGACATCGCTCTGGTAGACTTTGCTGGGCATGGCTGGGTCTCCGTTGTTGGTGGTAGCGGCGCTTAGTGCGCCGCTCCCTTCGGTTCGTCGCCAAACGGCGATGGCGGCGACTTCTGATATTGCTGTTCCGCCCACGCTCTAAGCCGCTTCACTTCCTGATCATAGTCAGATTGCGACAGGCTGCCGGACATAAGCCGCGCGTCCAGGGCATCCATGATCATTTCAACGCGCCGTTCAATCTGATCCTCAGTCATGTCTGTATCTCCGTGTGTTGCGATAGAACTTTCTGGCCTGGCGGCGCTTAGTGCGCCGCCTCATATGCTTCCCTGACCGCTTCAACCGTCGCGGCATTCTCGATGAACACAACGTCGGTGACCGAACCGTCGGAGTAGGTGCGGCGGACGAAGCCGGTGTAACAGCCGTTGCCCTGCTTGCGGACCATGGGCGCCTCGTTGACCAGCTCAGGGCCGGCGCCCAGCACGCACGCTGCGAAGAGGGTGTTCGCGTCGCGGGTGTTGAGATACTTAGCCATCCGACTTCTCCCTTCCGATGTCCAGAGAGTGTCTCCCTCTTTCTATAGTCTCAGGATAACCTAGGACCGGAGATAAGTCAAGCGAAAAAGTTGTCTCGGAGGCAACTTTTTTCGTCTGTGGGGCCGTCAGGTGGTCGCCGGGTCACGTGGCCCTATTCAGGTCAGCCGCTATCTGTTCAATAACCCAGTCATAGGCTATTGGTCCTCCAGTGGTAGTCCGCGCCCATACGCAGAGCCCCAGAAAGCCCTTGTCCACCTTCTCGCCCTTCTCGATGAGCTTGTCGGCCAGCCAGCTGGACACGGCCCAATGCTCGCACACCTCGCGTTCATAGGGCTCTATGTTGTCCATCTCGCATGCCTCTTGGGCGGTTCTGGCCTGCGGGATGCTCATGTCTACGTCGCCAAGGACGGGTTTGCGTCCCCGATACCACCAACGAGGGCCGGTGGTTACGAGCTCGCCATAACGATACTCTAGGCGGCTCTGCTTCCAACCCGCGTCACGCGCGGCTTCCTCGTAATCCAGTACAGGTGTGGACAGCTGGAAGGCTTGCTCGCACAGGCCGGCGAGCTCCGTGTGGTCGTCACTCAATCTGTGCGCGGCATTGGCCAGCGTGCTCACCAGTTCGGACACACATGCGTGAACCTCCCGTTTGACCAGCTGCTCGGCCGTGATTGTGTGGGTCATGGTTCGTCCCTCCAGGTTGGGGCTCTGTTCGGGGCCCTCAGGTGGCCGCATGGTTGCCCATGCGGCGTCCTCAGGGTCACGACTTAGGCGGCGACGCTGATGGCGTACTGCCGGAGGGCCCGCATGTACTGGAGCCAGCGGCCCTTCTGACTATTGCCGAGCCACGCCACGACAGAAGAGCCCCGGCCCTGGCCCATCCATCGGCCCTTCGGACCGTCCGGACCGGCCGTCACCCACTGACCGACGGGCAGACGGCGCCGCTGCTCTTCGTCCAGCTCCCAAATGTCAACAGTCTTCGTGTAGCGAGCCATGGTCGTGTCTCCCTTCCTGTTCCGAGGGTGTCGCCCTCT